ATCAAATGCTCTCGGGTGATCCACTGGTGCATACGCACAATTGTACCCTGCTACATTGTCCCTGTCTAGTGCCGCACCTGCCGTCATCAACGCACGCATAGACGGCAGGATTTCCTTGTTGAGAATAGCTTTACGAAGAGTGTTGTTTACTTCCCATGCTTCTTTGTGTGGTAGGTATTCCATTTTACCAACCACGTTTTCCATATACCGATCAACTGTCTCTGGCCAATATTCCCGGCGTTTCTTTTCTGGAAGCCAGCGCGCGTACCTGCTTAGTTCGATGTAAGTCTGGTATGGTGCTTGCTCCATTAAGCTGCCTTCCCAAGAATGAGTCCAATTTCATCTGCCGCTTCACTAAGCTGTGTGGCTGTCAGGGAATTCTTCAAAGCGGACAGTCTATCACCAACCAAATTCATCAATCCAAATTCTCCCAAGTCACGAAGCTCTTCCTTCATTAGAGTAAGGTGAACATAAAGCATGTAGTGGTTAACAATCTCAGTCATCTTCTACCTCACTGAATTCATCACGGTTGGCAAGCAAGCGATCTTCAAAAGCTTCTACAAGTTCCTCAGATGTAATACTCAAAAGGTCTACAATGTATTCAGGATCGTACCGATCTGCTACACGTTCTTTAAGCTTCTGCAAACTAATCATTGACTTCCTCGACCTCCTCAGTAATGTCCACAATAATGTAATTGGGAACTTTAGATGTGATAATCTTCTCTAACTCGTCCTCGTTGTTGGCTGAAATAAACGCCTCTTCTATTGTAGTACGTATTGCCCTGTATGTTTGCATTAGAAATGTCCTCCATGTTCCCTACGCCGATACACTCGACGCCCGTTCTTTGCGTTCCTGTACTGCGCACGCTTCACACGTCCTACAATATGATTGCCCTTGCCGGGGATTGCACCAATGAGTAAATGCCCACGACGCAAATGCTTATGTGGACCCAAGCGCCTGTTGCGATTGTGCAAGGAGTTAATCAGAGCCGCATAGAATAGAGCTTGTAGATCAACGTCCGTCATCTACCTGTTCCTCTTTATACATGGCCTGCATAAAGCCTTGACCGAAACTACCAGCTACACCGCCGACCAATACCCAATGGTCAGCGAGCAGTACCTCCACAGCCTTCTCCAACAAAACGAAGTTGTCTGCTGCTACGATTTTGTAATCTTGCTTAATCATGATGCTCTCGCTAATGAAAAACGTTGCTTGGCATTTTTGTACTTCCTTTGAAGGAAACGTGCCACAGACATTCCTTCATACTTACGGCACAGATAGTCCATTGACAATGGCATTTCTAAGAAGTTACCTCTCTCTACTTCGTTAAGGACAAGGGCTCCTCTGAAGTGGGTGTTGGCGTGCCCTTTGAAATCTTCGTCATGTAAGTAGCACGATCCCACAACGACGCCGCGTATGGTACGCCCGGTTGCGAACTGCTTAGTACCAATATCATATCCTTGTACGTGTCCTTGAACGAAAGGAGTACCAATCGCTGCGAGTTTGTAATGGGCAGTTCCTCCAATCGCTTTTCCAGTATTGACATTGGCAAAATAATGAGCGTATGACAATCCATCAAGCTCAATAATTGAAGGAGTTCCGTGGAAGTATGGATGGAAATTCCACCCAAGCTGCTTGTGGTTGAACAGGTCAAAGCCGATTAATCCTTGAAGTACGGGGTGTTCATTTAGGAACCTACACAATCTTTCGTTGTGGTTTCCCATCATTTTGTCCATAGAGTCGGGACGGAAATCTCCCATGCTCTCAAATAAAAGTTCATCTGCATAGTTTATTACATCAATGTCATCTTTAAGTCTAGCGCCTTCTTTCTCTAGTGCTGAAGAGTAAGATGACAGAGAAGGAAAGTCTCCATCATCACCTAGATCAATTAACCTGTGCGGCCTGTAGTCTCGGATAGCATAGCCTAGCCAGCGATTGTAGTCAAGGGGCACATTGCGCTTGACTTGCCTGTCAGGTAGGATGAAGTGACGACGTTTCAATTAGTCCTCCTTCTTAGGGTACACAGGAGCATCCCCCGGATAAATCTTTCCGTTCTCGATACGATAAATTCCGTCTGGTAAAGTGATTAGGTGATTTTCATCGAATACAAAATGAGGCCGGGGCTGTGGCCCCATAGCCTTAGCACGCTGCCGATCAAACTCCAACATTTCTTCATGTGTATAACGCTTGTTATTATCTGTCATTTTTTCTTTCCTCCCGTTCTTTGTTTGTCTTAACTAGATGGCACGTATCACACAACACTTGATAGTCATCAACACCTACGAACATTCGTTCAATAAAACCCGGAGCGTCGGCAGCACAACGCAAACTGCCTGTGGGAATGATATGATCTACTGAAACAAACTTTTGCATGTGCCATTCTTTACACACATTACATTGGTACTCATACTTCTGTCTTTTGTTCGGGCCTATGTAGGGTCGTCTCGCCCGGTTCAATGCCTCGTACTTCGGGGGCCAACGACTGTGCTTCGCTCTGATTCCGCTGCGTATGAAGCCCCAAAATTTTGCGGTTGTCCAAGCCGGATATTGTGGCAGGGGTAACGACTTCCCTTTGCGTGGTGTATTCTTTTTCGATCCACGCGATGTTTTTGTCGTTTGTCGGGTCTTGGACTTTGACGTACTCTTTAATCGGAGTGGTTCGCCCATAACTATCTCGCTCATATCCGGGTGGGACAGGCCCGCCGGGAGTGCAAGCTTCTTCAACGTCTTCGGCTTCTTCTGTTTCTGGTTCAAATTCTACTCCATGAAAATCTGCTACCTGTTCTGCGAGCTTATACAATGCGTTGACCTTTGGCTTCAGGCTATTAACAAGAAGAATCGCATGATTCAGTTCATCCTCCTTGGTGTTAACGCCTTCGTCCCATTTGTTTTGCTGTGCGCGTGGACTCTGCATTGATTGCATATAGGCTTCCTCTTCTCCTTCTGACCAGTCTGCCATGCAACCTTCAAACTCAGCGTCCTTGGTGGCTTCTAGTTCTTTAAGAATACGAGACTTAAGAGTTTCATATAAATACCCCATAGTGTTGAACATCAATGCGCACAGAGCTTCTTCCAAGCCATCCTTAGTGGGATGCCCGCGATGCTCCTTCCACACGTCCATGAAATGACGCATCATACTTTTAATATAAGCTTCTTTCGGGATTCCTTTTTGCCAATTGTCACTATCACGTAGCGTTCCATCCGCTTGCACACGATGCTTGTGCATATAAGCAGCGAAGCATTCCACAACCAAGGGATTGAGAAAGCCTTCGTAGTCAAATTTGGTTTCATCATTGTCCCTTGTCGCTCCTGTATCAAAGTTTCGCATTAGTAAAGTGTCCTATTAAGATCAGGGGCATAATCACTACAACAAGATTTATCTTTGCCTACGTCTTCTGCTGTAATCTTGCCTATGTCACGAATCATAGAGAACAGCGCTACTCTGTCTGCCCTGTGTTTTAGATTCAACTTCCTAGCTACATCTGTGGCTAAGACATAGCGCACATACGTATCTAACTTCTCTGTTAGAATCAAATTCAGATCACCTTTCCTATAAGAAAGGAAGTCTACGTCCTTGTACTTTTCTTTATCACCAATGTCTGACTTAAAACCTTCGTCTTCCAGAATCAAAGCCGCCTCAGTTAGATTAGCTACCAACACAACCCAATCTTCATCGCGTCCTTGCGGCATAGGGAAGACAATAACCCTGCTTCCTGTAGCATATTTCTGCTTGAACATTGGGTGATAAGTAAGGAGCCTGAGAGTTTTACTATCCACCTAGCGCTTCTCCTGCTTTCAACATAATATAGATCAGTCCACCAACAAAAAGAAAGGTGGCAAGAACAGTGAGGGCTTTAAGAATTTTCCAGAGCATTACCCACCCATCCCGTCAATAACGCGAAGTTTATGTAAGTGCCAATTCAATTCAGCGCGCGTGTCTTCAAAGTTTTCATGTTTGATTCCTACGCCGCCTGCTGCCTCCCATGCGTGAATGTTCTTTCTCCAATCATCAATCAATACATCACCGGGAGCATTCATGTGCGCTGGTTTGTTCACGCTCTCATAGGAGGGAATAACAATGGCGGTCTTGCTAAGATTGTTCCTGACCCACTGCCGCTTCTGCGCAGCAACTTCTTGGAACTTATCGCGAGGACAAGCGGTGAGAAAAACTGGATTCAACCACTTGTAATCGTTGTAGAAATCTTTAGCACCTTCCATCAAAGGCATACCAAGGAAGAAGTCGGGGTGACTGTGAAGATAGCCCCACATAACATTCTTGGATGGGGCATCATCCATCTTGTGTCCGAATAGATTTAAGTAGTGCAACTCCAAATTACCCATGAAGCCATCAATGTCAAAGTAGTAGGTGATAATCATTCTTTGAAAAACTCTCCTTTGGTTACGTAACCGAAAATATAAACTTCACCTGCCTCGTCCTTGAACCCTCTGACTTGAGAGATATGTGAGTGGCCATTAGTTACTGCAAACGCAGCTTCAGGAGAAATGAAAAGTTTGTTATGCCATGTAGCAGGCGTACTACCACTACTTCCATAACCAGCAGCAGGGTCCGTTGCTGCATAGAAAAACTCAATAGGCCCACTTACAGGGATATATATGTACTCTTTTACAACTTTAGGTTTTTCAAACACAGGTCGTGGTTCGCAAGTAATCTTGGGCTCTTCCCAAGAATAGCAACCTTTCCACAACGCTCGCCACGCAGCTTTAATATTCATCGTACCACCTATTGTCTCGTTTAATCCAAAGAAGTTTGCCCATCAATTGCACATGCTCTGTATCTCCTTCAAACAAATCCAGTACATAGTCTTTCATCTGTTGCTCTGTTTTGAATCCTTCCAGCGGGTAGAACAAATGCGCTTCCGCTCTGAATCCCATCTTCTTAAAAACACCGGGGATATTGTCGCTGTTGTCGCCCTTGATAATCTGGCCATAGAAACGTGCCAAGCACTCAGGGTCTTCCAGACGATACACACCTTTGCCGATATTGTTTTTGCTGAAGTTGTAATGCAAACCCGGAATCATATCTAGGTCTTTGTCAATGGTGCAAATGATTGTCTCTATAGCATGATCGCCATTGAATCCACATTGAGCAATGCCCATCGCATCATCCGCTTCGTCGCCTTGATTACTGTACAACGTAGGTTCGTGATCCAGCAAATACTCTTTAATGTCCTCATACCAATAAGGCTTATGTAGAGTGTCACGATTCATTTTATACTCAGGATAAAATTGCTCCCTGAAATTTACAGGGTGAGAGATATAAATCTCATAGTCATGACTGCTTGTAGCTTTCAGAATCGCTTTAATCTTTTCTTGCAGCCCATGAATGGTGTAACGTAGTGGCTCATGGTGCTTTTGAACATCAAAACCATCTGCCTTGCCGTGCTTTGCTGTGTACGCAATCTTTGCAGCCGCATCAGAAGCAAAGCCACACTGATAAACTAATACATCACCGTCAATTAAAGCAAGTCTGCGCATTTTATTTCCTATTGGAGAGCCGTAAGGGAGTCGAACCCTTATCTACTACTTGGAAGGAAGTTATTCTACCATTGAACTAACAGCTCTAAAAGGTGGGAGAAGGAAGCGCGGCCGGTTTTTCGCTTCTATTTTATTCCATTGAGAGTGTCCAGCCAGCATTGTCTCAACTTCTATCCTTCACCGTTTCCGTTTGGGTTACGTACCCCTGCGTACTAGGTCTTCTCCCGTAAAACTTACCGGCTACCGGGGAGCGATTCTGTAAGCCAGCCCGTTACATTACGCGGACAAACTCACTGGTGAATCGCTTACTAACTCCCCGGCCCGGAAGGGTGCGCTGCTACAGCGTCCCGTAGCCCGCCTCCACCTGTCTCAATCCTCCTCTGTATCCGTACCGAAAACATACGCCTCAAACTGGCGAGAGAGCGCGATAATGTCCCGGCCAATCTCCTCAAGCTCTGCCGGTGGGCTATCCCCATAGTACCGCATCACAACGTCGCCAGCGACCTTGAGAGCCCCGCCGCGTGTCTGCCCTACCTCCCTAGCGTTGGCACTGCCGCCGCCTGCTGTGGCGCGCTGTGGGGCGGCTGCTGTGACCTCCATGCTGCCCTTCGTGATATTGAAATACTCCTTGCCTCCTTTTGTGTTGGTTGTATAGTCAAAGCTGACTGTTGCACCCGGCACCATTTCATCAAGGAGCTTAAACCGGAAGGTAGAGTACCACTCTTCGTCACCTTCCAACTTAATCGCTTGATTGTTGCGGGCGCGTGTCTCAACAACACCACTCTTCTTCATGTTAATTCGCCTTCTTCGGTTTTAACAAACTTGATAGTGAATGAAATATGATCGCCAATTGACTCTGTAAAATACTCTATTAATTCCTCCGCAGACTCCCCAAATTCAGGATATACCTCCATCTGAAACACATATTTCATGCCACTTTCCTCATATCGGCCCATGTGGGACCATACTTTGATTCAATTTTGAATGGAACAGGGCATTTCAGGCCCCACAATTTTTCTATTTCATCTACTAACGTGCTTGCAATATCGTCCATCTTATGTGCTGCATAAATTGCATGGGTTTCATCTAAGCAATCAAACATCACATTGTCATGCACAGTGTTGATTGGTAGAATACGATGCATGTTTGTGTCCTGCACCCACCAGCGAAACACCTTCGCTCTAAATATAGCCATCAAATCGCCAGTGGCAAATCCTTGTACCGGATAGTTCTTAACTTGTGTGGGCATAAAGCTTGGAGTTTTGTCTTTCTTCCAAGCTGGCGCGTCCATTTCATAGAAGTGATAAATGCGACCAGTGACGCTATGATATTCTCCTCGACCTGAAAATTCCCCTTCCTTTGTGATCTTCTTAGACGGCTTGCGTGACGCTACAACTTGAGCATAAACCTCGTCTTGCCACTCTCTTACGCGTGCGTATCTGCTGTAATACGCGTCAATGAATGCTTGACATTGTTCCTGCGGAAGTCCCAACTTCAATGCCATGTTCTTTGCGCCGCTTCCATACTGAAGCTGGAATGTCATTTTCTTGGTGAATTTTCTATCGTGTGATGTAACTTCCTCCTCTTTGATAGCCAAGCGTTGCGCTGTATAATATGTGTGCATATCTCGACCGTCCAATAAGTCTTGAATAAGCACCGGATCATTACTAATGGCTGCAAGACCAACAACTTCAAGTTGGCTGAAATCGCTCTCAAGAATTACTCCATTAGGGAAGCGTGATATGAAGCACTCTTTAATTGCACTGCTCATTAGTCTGTAGTGCCTACACGCTTTTCAACAATATCAGCAATCTCTTTAAAAGACAACCCATCCTCGTCATTAAAATCAGCGAAGTCAGTAAGACTTAAATTATCATCTTTTGAGCGGTCATAGTCTTTAGCTCCAATTGAGTCCATCCAAGTGCTGCTAGGCATACTAAAGAAGCCACTGTTTTTTCCGGGATAACCTTCTACACTGCCGCGAGAAGTGCAATGCTGCAACACACCGAGGCAGCAGAACCCAGCTTTTTCCGGATCGTACAAAGTACCTTGAGTCTGATTGTATGTGCCACTACGAAGAGCCTTCAACCACTTCGCTTTGATTTTCTTTGGGAGTTTCATTTTAGTCTTCCGCTACTGTTACGTTCTGTAGGTTTGGTTGGGAACAACTTTGTCTGCCTGTCTTTACTGCGGAGTGATTGAATTGTGGATGCAGTTTTTCGTCAGGAAAAACAAGCTTGCTGTACCCGGTGTAGTACGTCGATAAGTCCTTGGCTAACTCCCGGAACTTTAGCACCAACTCGATAAACGGATGCTGAATCTTGGATAGATACTGTTCCTCTGTGGAGTACAGCCCGTTCTTCATTTTAGGAGAGATACCGGGAGGCAATTTGAAGCCCTTAGTTACATACTCTATCTTCTCCTTCTTGGTTTTTACTTGCCCTTTCTTCTGCCCACTTTTGTAAACGTAAGGCTCGTCTCCTTGATAAACAATTACGTTCTCAACAACCTTGTACTTACCACCATACGCAGCTAATGAAATATCATCGTCACTAGCAGGATCAAAATCAAAATGCTTTACAAAATGCTTTGTAGCAAGCTTGATAAGCTTCTGCCGCAACAACTCAACCTCTGTTTCTAGTTCTTCTGCCTTGGCTAGTGCTGTAGGCAGATCGAAGTGCATTCCATAAATGCTCATAACTGTGGTGAGAAGAATGTCATCCATCTTGACCTTCATCAGAGCCATCAGTTTTGGATTCTTACTAAGCTGTGCGTACTGATCCCTGAAAATTGCAAGTGGATTGTGTAAATCCGTAGCCACCATGTAATTAACAAGAAGGTCTTGGGGAATCAAGGGCGTGTCGATTCCTTCATCCCAATACTTCTTCACTCTGTTGTCTTTTAGCGGGAGCCCTCTCTCTTCCGATTCGCTATCCAGCGATGCAAAAAGCTTCTCTTGCCCCGATAGCAAATAAGCTGCTTGTTGTGTGTCCCAAATGTGGAGAGTCGGAAGCTTCTTCCAAAATTCATTAGGCCACATCTTCCACATATATTCCAAATCGAACGGTAGGTTATGACCAATTACTAAAACCTCTTCTTTCATTTGCAAAGCAATAGGCGGAGGAAGTTTTCCATCTGCATCATACTCTGTGCGGACTTGAATTTCCCCACCTTTGATTCCAAGCTCACCGTATGTAACAACAATATTGCCAGGATAAAAGGGAGACGCCCACATAGAACCAATGGCATAGTCTCCCATGTTTCTGATTGTTGTTTCACTGTCATAAACCTCATACTTCACAGCACTTTTTCCTCTTCAGTGCTTTCTGTTTCAAGTCCCGGCAAAATAACCGGCTCTAGTTCCCATTCCTTGAAATACCATTCTTGATCGTCAGGAGGCATAGTAGTTAGCCTTACTTCAATTGGATAACGACCATGATCCTTCATATCCAATTCTTCGTCATAATCCCACACATGACTGTCTGTATCAACCACAAACCCTTCATGACCGATTGCATCTATATTTTCTTCAAAAGCAGCAGCTACTACCTTCACTTGCTGCCCGAAATAAAACTTACTCATAAACAATCTCCTTGAATATAGGAGTTAAACCTGCCTCTTTCATAACAGCCGCAAAACGGCAATTACATTGGTGGCCTTCGTCTGCGCTTGTCCAGATTTTGAAGTTAGACCAGTAGCCAACACGTAGACCACTACATTCAGGGCATTGTCCATTGCCCATGCTCCATTCTTTATCAAGCAAATATTTTTGAGTCTCATTCATAGAAAGGCTCTCTAAATCTAGCTCTGTCTGCTTCTAGTACAATTTCCCATCTACCGTTACGCATACTTTGGTTTCGTGGGGTTTGGGATTTGTTTTTGGGAAGCCACAAGAAACGGCTGTTTCCTGAAGTGAAGTCTCTGCCCAATGTGATGATTAAATCTGCTTCGCCTTGAACGCCTGTACCACTGAAATACAATTGTGCTTGGTTGATCCATCGCTTACCTTCCGCTTCTGTGCTAGCTTGATACACTGCAATGACAGGGGCAATTGACTTACTAAGTTCTCGCAGCCAGTTAGCTATTCGTGTTTGTCGCTGCGCTTCGTTGTCATTGTTAAAGCCTTTCATTTTCCATCCCTGATCTACCAGAATCAATCCAAAGTTGTGTTTGCCAACCAGCCTGTCTACATCATGCGCCGTCGCATCGCTCTTGTCAAACACCACGATCCTGTCCTCTCTTCCCATCCTTGCGAAGAACTCTCGCATAGCTGCTTCGTCTTCAGCCTCAAACTTTTCTCGTTCCCATCCTACTGCACTTTGCACAATGCGTGACCGTACTTTACTTCCTCGCTCCTCATTGTTAACCCACAATACTTGCTCGTTTTCCTTCAATTGTTCTGCCATCCATGTAGCTTCACTTGCAAGAAACGTCGTGCCACCAGAATCAGGACGCTTACCAAAAACTACCAAGTCTCCTTTGCGTAAATCACCATACCCTTCATTCAAAGCTTTAAGTCGCCACTCTAAACCCGGACCTCTGCTCTCTCGCAAATCTTCCAATGAGAAACTACCTACTGCTCCTTCAAGTCTATCAAGCCGCCCTACGGCGGCGTTGTAGTCAGATAGTAAATCTTCGATTTGAGAGAAGTCACCTTTCTCACCATCACTAATCCGTAAAGCTAAATCTCCGATTTGACTCGCAAAGTCTCGTTTGGTTAAACCGTGCAACAACGCTGTTACATCATCATCAATTACTTCTTCTGTGGCCAGTATCTTTATAAGCTCTTTGTGTACCTTTAGTTTCTCCTTCTGCATCTTCGATGCAACGATCATACTGTACCAAGCACCAAAGCTTTTCCAGTTTATGTTGTCAGATTTTGGGTGTATCTTAAACCATTCACCAAAAGCTAGGAACAGCGTGTGGGCATCTTCTCCAAGCGAAGTTGTTTTAACAAAGCGGGAGTATTTATCATAGGCCGCCCTGTTTGAGAGAGCGGCCAGTATTGTTAAGTCCATAAGCTCCTTTCACAGCGCAGCGCTGTGATGCACTGCAAAAGCTTTTACTGCGTAAGCTTTTGCTCTTATGCGCAGCGCAGCGCTAAGAGCAAAAGCTATCACATCACGCAGCGCTTGTCAAGGAGTCACCCTCAGCTTCCCAACAAAGTCAAACTCGTCGTCCATTCCACCAAAGCCACTGCCTGACCACCTACTATCAAAATGAGCCATGTTTAAAAGCTGCTCTTTACCATCGAGCCTTATCACTAGGTAAGTATGATTGTTGTTTCTGTTCCTCCACACTTGCCCTGCCAGAAGTTCAGGTTTAGTTGTGTCCACAATTTCAATCTTCATACACCCTCCACTTCCCTTTCAATTACATTAGCAATGTCTGAAAAAATAACACCACTATCATTCAACTCAGCCAAATGTCTTGATACAGGCATACCATCCTTGTAGATTTCGTCAATAATGCCGTGTCTTTCAAAGAACGCAAGCGAAGGGTAACTTGCAGACCTTGAGGGGTCATACTTATGCAGTTCAATTGCCTGTTCTGCAACACATTCCAGAACGCCTAAGCAACAATAACCATCCTCGTTTGCAAGTACACCGGAAGTTCGCTTGTACTCACCACTACGCAGCGCTTCAAGCCACTTCTGCTTCAATGTAATTGGCATTTTCATTTTAGTTACTCACTGTGACTGTGCCGGGATAAAGCTTATAACCTGTGAAGTTACCATTCGCACTGTAAAGACCAGTGCTTAGGATTATGTAATCCCAAGTATCAAAACGTTCCCCTTTCTTTACTAGCAGAAAAACGTACTCAGTATCTTCTGTACCATTGTACACAAGATCACCTGCCTTAAACACCGGCTCTACTTTAGCAGTGCAAGCTACAACTTTCATTCTTCTACTCCTGCAATATTTGTTTCTACGTAGTCAGCGATTTCACTGAATGTGTTTGCTAGTGTATCATTCATGTGAATTAATGTAGTCAAAGGAAATTCGCTGGGGGAAATACCCATTGAGTACAGCGCATCGCTCGATGGGGTAGTTAGGGAACGACCTGAGTAATGAGCATCTGGCTCTACTTCTCCTAAGCCGCACATTTCAAGCACTCCTAAGCAACAATAGCCATTGTTCTCATTTTTAAGTTCGCTTTGTGCTTGCTTATAGTTTCCACCGCGTAAAGCTTTCAACCACTCGGCCTTTAGTTTTGCTGGCATTCTGTAGTTCATTAGTCTTTCTCCGGGTCAAGCGCCTCACTTTCAAAAAACAAACCTGCTTGCTCTTCCCACTTCCGCGTGTAACCTCTCCAATCAATGTCAGCCTTCTTTAGCTTGTCTAGAATTTCTTGGGTGTACCGGCGTCGTGTATCAGAAGAGGCTCCTCCGATCTTAGCCAACACATAAGCCAGTGTTTGTGCTTCATTCTCACTAAGCTCTAACACAAAACGTATGCGTTCTACGAGCTTTGGTGGGGAAGGCGGGAGTAGTAGAATTTTCTTATTTACCGTAGCCATAACAGCTTCTCCAATTCTTGTTTACTATGATACTTAGGGTCTTTACCTGTCTCCACTATCTTCACTTGCAAGAAAGACAGTTTCTTCTTTATTCTCCGCGCTTCCTGTTTCACTGTAGGATTGTCGGCGTCAAGGAAGACAAACGCTTTTTTGTATCCTTGCTGCATCATGAGCCAGACCGCACTGTCCTTTAAACTTGTCCCTAGACACACAAGGGTATCAGAGATTTCCTTACAACGCAAGCCTGACAGCACATCTTCCACGATTACCACACTTGTACTAGGTTTGTCAAGCTCCTTCCTGTAGTAGCCAAAAAAGCTAGGTTTATCAAGGGTTTGGTTCGTATACCTCAAGTCCGAAAAGAAGTGTTTTATTGCGTACCCTTTTAGATCATTTAGTTGCCTCACCGGGATATAAAGTGTCGATTCTTCGTCCGACCATAGAAACTGTTCGTGTTCGATTATCTCTTTAGTAACTCCTGATTTACTTATCCAATCATAAACGGGGGAGGGGAATCTATCTTCTCTTGCGTCGTCTGGCAAGAGCAGCCCCCCGACAACGAGGTTTCCAGTTCCGACATTCTCTCCTTTAAACCTTCTACGTTTTGTGTCAGAATCCTGATAGTAAGGGATTGTAGAATAGAAACCATCACCACCACAACGAAAGCAATGAGCACTAATATCTCCATTTTCTTTCCTCTCAACAATCATGCTTTTACTGTCGCCTACACAGTAATCGCTTGTATGGTTAACCCTTTCAACTCCTGTACTACTCGGAGCGTGGGGCACGAACTCGTAATGGCGGAGTTTCCTCTTCATCATTTTCTTCTACGTACACACCTAATTCTTGTAGCTCCTCTTTAGTTAGCTTTTGTGGGGTAGATGTTTTATGCTTTGTGTAAGACTCGCCCCATTCTGGAATTGTACCGTTATCATTCGCCCAATTTAAGCAACGACTGCACAGGTCTTCTAA